GTTCACGGCAGCCACGGATGCGCTCATCGGCAAACTTCTCGCCGGTGAGTCGTAGATGGAATTCGGTTCCGCTTAGGAGTCACGCGAGAGTATTCCCACTGGGATGCTCTCAACTCCTTGACGGATCCGAATAGTGCCGGCTTGGATGATAAGGTCGTATTGCATATTGAGGTCAGTCCTAGACTGATTCTCGTTGCGATACTTGTCCTTATCAATTCAGCCGACTCGATAATCGGAATCGTTTCCCGTTTCTAACGGGGAATGGTTCCTCTTATCGGCCATCGTGGTGGGCATGGAACGCTCTCCGGAGATATCTGGAGAGAAACCATGTTCGCAAGTGTCATGCAGACTAAGGAAATGTAACCTCATATGAGGAGGGCATTTGAAAAGCCTGATGTCACTCTGGATCGAGATGGCTGAGGAATCGGCCATCTTATGCCACACAAGCGCCACTTCTGACATTAATACTGTCAGAAGGCGAGTCGAACATGAGGGGTTATCGTTTCTTACGATAACCCTACCCGACCTTGGAAAGGCTACCCAAAAGTGGCTAGACCAAGGACAGGTGGGAATACACACATCCTTTGATAAAGGACGTGGAAGTCTCCCCGTATTTCTACGAGGTTTCTTCTCCCGTGTGTTCGACCGGAGAACGGGCGTGTTGCTCGACGATCCGGATATCGAGGCTATTCGAGCCATTCGGCAACTTACGTTGTCGTTTGGTAAGATAGCTTTGCCTTGCACTCCCGAAAGGGAGCGTGAGGCGATACGCCGTTTTGTCGAGTGTGAGCAGGATGTCCGGGAGTCTGACGCTAAGCTCAGCGAGAAAGATTTCGCTGGCTTCAAACAAGTGTCAGACCTGCTTTATTCGGAATTGTTCACTCAAATGGACAGAGATGTCTATTATGAGCAGATTCTTCCGAAGCACGGTCCTGGTGCAGTAGCGGATCGTCTTACCAGTAATGGTAAGTACGAAATGCGTACTTGGACCGCTCGCCTAGAAGAGGTCTTTCCCTCCTATAGGTACCTTATACCAAATCATCATTTTGTTGATGAGTTGGAAAAGGTGGACATCCTCGAACCTGGTGCAGAAATGCCCGTTAGGGTCATTTCTGTTCCTAAAACGTTGAAAACGCCTAGGATAATTGCCATTGAACCGGCCTGCATGCAGTACATGCAGCAAGCGGTAAAAGGCAGTTTCCTTGCGA